TTCGTTGTTCTACCTGCCGAGTATATGCTATACTATACCTAGCAAGGGGGGCACAGGCCAACCCCAGAGCCGAAGGGAGCACAAGATGACCAAGATGAGCGCAAAGACCCAGCGAGTCTACGACAGCATTGTAAGCATGGTCGAGTACGCACGTAATCACACCTACGAGGAATGGCTTGGAAAGACCAAGGACTCCGGCATCCTCCGCTACCTCTACGAAGAGCAGAAGAGCGGCCTAGTACATGGCTTTTGGGACGGCAGGAGCCTCAGCGCGCTTGAGAAGCGAGGACTCATCCGCTACTACGATGACATGCAGAAGGATGACTGGTGTGTCAGGCTCATAGGGTAGGGAACGACAACGGCCAACGGGGAGGGGCCTAGTACCTCCCCGATACGGGAGCACAAAGAGAGGAGCACGGACATGGCAGAGCTGGACATGAGCTGGGTCACGGAGTACCAAGTGGTGGAGGACCCGTACAAGGGCGAGGATGCAAGGGACTTCGACGGGTTCGAGATTTAAGGGGAAGACATGAATCCTAGTAGCTGGGAGTAGGAGCATGGCAAAGAGCAAGCAGATGCCCAAGTACATGGCAAAGAAAGTCGAGCGCATGAACAGGCTCATGAGCGAAATCGTAGACCTCAACCTTGAGCTTGAGGACTGGATGGAAGCCAACGGCATAGATGACAGCTTCGACTTCACCTATGACCACCGTGACGATAGAGGATACGCAATCATCGACATAACCAGCTTCATAGAAGCCGTCAACGAAGCAATGAGCGAGTAGGAAGGGAGTAGGGACGTGGCAAGCAGAATCATGATGATGTGCGCGGAGGCAGTCGAGCTGGCGGCTCTCCAATCGGTCGGGGGTGTGGAGAACAGCATCACCGATGGTGCGTGGGAAGACCCGACGCCAGACCGCGAGACACTGTTGGACATGGCAATCGATGACTGCTTCGGAGAGTGCCAGCAGGAGTCGGAGATTCTGGGACTCATGAGGGTCAAGGCAATCTGCGAGAAGGTAGTGGACACGTTCGAGTACAGGAAGTGGTGACGATGCGTGGGTATCTGATTGACGTCGAGAACGGCAAGCACGGACCAGTCGAGGTCAAAGGTGACGACCATCTGGAACAGTTCTACCGACTGATAGGCTGTCGGTGCATCGACATTGCCGTCAGGAAGGTGGGCGAGACGTACTACAACGTCGTGCTGGACGATGAGGGGCTTCTGGTCGCAGACCCCATAACGTCCGCAATTGACACCACGAGGCACAGGATGCTCGCGGGCAACCTCGTGCTCTTTGGAATGGACGAGCAGACGATGGACCTAGCGACTCTGACCGACGCCGACGTCCGCAACATCCGAAAGAACCTGATGGTGGCAATAGACACCGAACGGGAAATGATGTACGCAGTGGCTGTCATGGACTACTGACTGTGACAAAGTGAGTCCATAGGAAAAAGCCCGAACTGGACACCGAGCGCAATCGAACCAGAAGGATTCAGGGGGTGATACGTTTTGAAAGCGTATCGCCCCTATTTCTTTGACACGCACCTTGACCTATGATAGCCTATGTGGTACTGGCAGCGAGGAACCGTCTGCCGCAATCAGGTGGCGAGGAACAGTCCACCGCAACTCCGAGGAAATGGAGACAAGTTGGCACTCACAGTCAAGCTTCTCAAGGGCATGGGCATCGATGAGGACAAGATTGAGGCAATCATCGCCGCGCACACCGAAACGACCGAAGGCCTAAAGTCGGAGCGGGACACCTACAAGAAGCAGGCTGAGCAGGTGCCAGACCTCCAGAAGAAGTTGGAGGAAGCCGAGGCCGCATCTGGCAGTGGTGACGAGTGGGAGCAGAAGTACGAGGACGAACATCAGGCGTTCGAGGACTTCAAGAGCCAGGTCGCAACCGAGAAGGCAGAGGCAGCCAAGGCCAAGGCGTACCGCGAGCAGGTGCTCGCAAAGGCTGGAATCGGGGCCGAGTACATCGATGACGTCATGGGCGTCACCAAGCTCGACACCGTGAAGGTCGGCGAGGACGGCGCAATCGAGGGGGCCGAGGAACTGGCCTCGAAGGCAAGGGAGAAGTGGTCCTCGTTCGTGGTCAAGACCAAGACCACGGGAAGCGACCCCGCGACCCCGCCCAAGGGGGCCAACCTCCCCGAGGGAGCAGACCCCGCCGTCGAGAGGCGCATGGCAGAGCGGCACGCTAGGATGTTCGGAACCACCGAGACAAAGGAGTAAGCACATGAGCTACTTCGACGGCCCCAAGAAGGGCTACGGCTGGGCGGCGGGCTTCTTCCTCGTCAGCGACGAGAACTGCACCCGCACCAGCATCGACGTTCCTGCCGACCACGCGCAGGCCGTCACCCGCGACAACGGGCGCAAGGTCGTCCCCGCAGGCGCGGTAATCCCCGCCAACGACGCCACCGCCAAGGGCATCCTCTACGAGGACATCGACGTCACCGATGGTGCCAAGGCCGGCTCCATCGTCACCGCAGGCACCATCTACGGCGACCGACTCCCCGCCGTGCTGGCCGAGGCTGCGGCCAAAGCTCTGACGGGCATCACCGTCGTGGAGGCCTCCCATGCGGTCACCCGCCCCAACTGGACAAACTAAGGAGGCCAGACAATGCCTAAGTTCATCGAGAACACCCTCGGCATGCTCAACCCCGCCGACACGCTGACCACTGGCTTCCAGAACGTCGCGCGTCCCGTGGACCCGCTTGAGGGACTCTTCACCGACCAGACCACCCCGAACCTCGTCGCCACCTACCACACGATGGCGTCCGAGTACTCCATCCCCCAGATGGCCCAGTTCCACGCCTTCGACACCGAGGCGCAGAAGTCCATCCCCGCGCCCGTCGACGAGCACAACGTCGAGAAGGGCCTCATCAAGGTCAAGCGCAACACCTCCGAGCTGCTTCGCCAGCTCATTGGCCGTGGCGTGACCGAGGAGACCGAGCTGTACGACGCTGTCATGGACTTCGCGGCCGACCTGTCCAACCAGGTCGTGACCCGCGCCAAGGTCGCACGCGCCGAGCTGATGGCGACTGGCAAGGTCACCATCAAGGAGAACGGCCTCGACACCACCGTCGACTACGGTGTGCCCGCAGCCAACCTCAGCCTGACGCTCGACCTCGGAGAGGGTGCGGCTACCGACCCCGCCTCCCAGCTTCAGGCCATCGTCGACGGCGCGGCCGACAAGGGCGTTACCCTCACTGGCATGGTGTGCGCCCGCTCCGTCCTGACCAAGATGCGCCAGAACAAGGCCGTCCAGAAGGCCATCAACGGCACCAACATGGAGGGCGTGCTCGTCACCAACGCGCAGCTCCGCGCGTGGCTCGACGACGAGTTCGGCATCGCCACCGTCATCACGGACGACCTCAGCTACTCGCTGCCGTACACCATCGGCTCCGACGGCCGTCCCGTCGTGACCCAGAAGCGCTACTTCCCGAAGGACAAGGTCTCCTTCTTCGGCACCGCCAACGGCATGATGCTCGGCGCTGGCCTCTGGGGCGTCCCGCCCGAGGTCGACCTCGGCTCCTACTACGAGGGCGGCGTGACCAACCGCGACACCTACGTCTACATCGCCCAGTGGTCCGAGAAGGACCCCGCCGTGCTGTGGACCAAGGCCTCCGCGCTGTTCATGCCCGTCCTGTTCAACCCGAACAGCCTCTACATCGCCAAGGTCATCGAGACCGCTGGTTAGGAGTGACCGATGGACGTAGGGATTCTTGAGCAAATCCTGTGGCACATCCACAACTGGTTCGAGCGAGAGCAGATTCCAGTCAGCACGTGCTGCATCGATGACGGCTCGCTCCCTACGTCCATCACCGACCAGATGCTTGACGGCCAGTGGTACCGCATAGAGGGCAGCTGCCTGAACGACGGACTCCACAAGAACCCCGACACAGAGCTGTCCGACGAGACGTTCAACGGGACCATAACGCTGCTTGCGATACCCAAGGCCCTGCTTGCCGTGGCAGAAGAGATATCCGACTGGGTGGCGCTCAACAGGACTGCCACCCAGCAGGCCGCAGCAAGCCCGTATCAGTCCGAGAGCTTCGACGGTTACTCTTACTCCATCCGTGGGGACTTGACGTCTCAGAACGGCTCTGGTGGCCTCACAGGATGGCAGGCGGCGTTTGCCTCGCAACTCAACCCGTTCCGGAAGATTTCATGATGAGATATTCGGTCTACAAACATACGAATCTGAGCAACGGTAAGTCTTACGTAGGCGTTACCTCTCTGAAGCCTGAAAAAAGGTGGAAGGGTGGCCTTGGCTACAAGAAGCAACCCAAGTTCTTCAGTGCCATACTCAAGTATGGCTGGGACGGGTTTTCTCACGAAGTCCTTGCCGTGTGTGACGATGAGTATGCTGCATACCAGACCGAAATTGCACTTATAGAAAAGTTTGATTGCATAGGCAACGGATATAATGTGGCAAAAGGCGGGCGCGACATGAGCTGCGCCTTTGAACGCAAAGCGGTTGACAAGTATGACCTTGATACTGGCAACCTGATTTGTACGTATCCGAGCGCTATTGAAGCAGCAAATGATGTAGGTGCAAGCGATTCTCATATTTCGGAGTGCTGCAATGGCATACACAAGACAGCAGCGGGATTTGGTTGGGCATACCATGGAATGCCCTACAAAAAGCCGTCCCATTGCTATCGGTATGCCAAGATTGAAAAAGTAGACCCTAGGACATGGGAGGTATTAGCCACTTATGACTCCCAAAAAGACGCCGCAAAAGCGGCTGGCGTATCTAGGTCACTAATCAATCTTTGCTGCAATGGCAAGCTTGAGACTGGCGCTGGCTATGTTTGGAGGTATGCCTGATGGCTATGCCCGGAATCATGGGGGAGCGTGCAGAGACGTGCGTGCTTCTTGAGAAGACCCGCGTTCCTGACGGCGAGGGCGGCTGGACCACCAGCTGGGTGGACGGCATGACCTTCGAGGCTGCAATCACCCATGCCAGCACCATCGAGGCCCGAGTTGCCGAGTCGGAGGGCATGACGTCCACCTTCACGGTCTGGACCGAAAAGGGCACCACGCTCG